GCTGGACAGAAGCAGCATTTGCAGATTTTGTGAGACTTGAAAGAGATCGTAGACTTTATATAAGCGACTGGACCCAGTTACCAGATAATACTCTTACAGAAACACAAAAAACAGAAGCTCTGCAATATCGCCAATCGCTCAGAGATATTACAAGCAATTTAACGGGCATCTCTAAATTAGAAGATGTTGTATGGCCTATAGTACCGAGTTTTATTCGCAATGACAGTTGAAGACTTTATAAAAAAGTATCCAAACCTTCCTGACCCTCGACACCACCCTGCGGTTGTGAAGTACTATATCCGTCTTTACAAGCATAGCATACAAAAATAGTTCTTGACATTAAACACCTATAAAAGTATAATTCTAACATGGCAAAAGAAATCACTACAATCTCTCCGGAAGGGCTTGAAATTGCAAACTGTTATCTGCAGTATGGCAATATTCGTGCTGTCTGCGAATACATGGGCGTTCAGGAAGATAAGGTAGTTGAGTTGCTAAATAAGCGAGAAGTCAAGCGGTATATTGATACGGTTTATTTAGACATGGGTTATCGCAATAAGAACAACATTGCTTCCGTGCTTGACGAAATGATAAATAGTAAACTTGAGGAAGCCCAGGAAACTGGTGTGTACTCTTCAAAAGATTTAGCTGACCTCATGATGATGGCACATAAGATGAGAATGGATGAATTAAAAGCACAAGCAGAGTTGCTGAAAGCTGAGAGTTCTTCCATCAAAAATCAAACAAATGTGCAGATCAATGAAGCATTACCATTTGGTCAAGGCAACTACGGAAAGTTGATGGAAAAACTTTTAAATGGATCTGAGTAGCCTAGAAAATGTATTTAAAGAGCACTTACAAGCTGATCAACGAAGACTCGACAGAATCGAGGAAAAGATTGATAAGCTATCGGAGTTTGTAGTGCAACTCGCCCGCGTCGAAGAGAAGATTGAAACTCTTGAACATTCTCGCGATAAAATGGGGGAAAGACTCGGTAATCTTGAAAGTACTCAGATAATGCTGAAGAACTCAATGGAAAATCATGAAAGAATTATGTCTAGCCTTACTCGGCTATTCTGGGCCGTAATTACGACCGCAGCATCCGGTATTGTTGGAGGACTATTTCTTTTTAAGTAATGCCTGCAATTGTAGAAAGACTTATGCGACAGCTAAGAAGCAAGGGCGCCCTACCTTAGCCGCTTTTAAAGCCGCGAAGAAGAAAAAGCGCAATAGGAAAGGCAATGGAAGACTTAAAGCTTGATGAGAACTCCACGATTACCATACCTGTACGAAACCTGCTAGCAATGATATTTGCTACTGCCGTGGCTGTAATGGGATACTTTGAAGTTACAAATAGAATTGCTGTTCTCGAAAGAGAGACAATGCTTTTTAAGCAAGAAATGAAACAAAACTCTGAGTTTCGAGTGAAGTGGCCCCGAGGAGAACTAGGTTCGCTTCCTGATGATATGATGCAAAATGCTCAGTTAATGACAATACATCAAAGACTTGAAGAAATTACTCAGATTAAAGATCATATGAATGAGCTTAGAATTGATTTAAACAAAGAGAACGGCATAAATCAAACGCAGCATGAAAAGCTGGAAACTTTGTTTGCTCTTTGGAATGAGCAGATAATTAAGAAAGAGGACTAAAGCAGTGCCTGCAATTGTAGAAAGACTCACGCGCCAGCTTCGTAGTAAGGGTATAAAAAATGCAAAGTCTCGTGCTTACGCATTTCTCACTAAAGCGGGGTTGATAAAAAACGGAAAACTCACAGCAAAAGGTAAAAGGCGTAATGCCATGACAGCAGGTCAACGCGCAAAGGCGCGTGCTGCGAAGGCTTCAGGAAAATCTGTAAAAAACTATAAGTACAATAAGAAGACAAACAGAGCGACCTTGAAGAAACGGAGAAAGAAATGATTTATCAAAAACGTGGACATTGGTGTTTTCGCGATGACAATGGTAAGCTGCATAAGTTTGCAACAGAGGCAGAAGCAGAAGCTGCCTATGGAAAAGTAGATGCCCCGAAAGAGGAAAGTTTCGAAGAAGAAACCTGTACCGACGAACAAGAAATTGTATTCGAGAGTGAAGGCGGAAGCGAAGAGGAAGTTTAAAGTATATCCCTCTGCTTACGCAAATGGTTGGCTTGTAAAAACTTACAAGGCACGAGGCGGTAGATACCGCATGGGCTCAAAATGATTAAGTATCATGGACCTACTTGCAGCGGCGGCAAGAAGCGTAAACCAATGAAGTAATGTCAAAAGAAAAAATTGGCATGAAAGTAGGTCTTGCTAAATGGTTTAAAGAGAATTGGGTAGATATTTCTCGTCCAAAGAAGGGCGGAGGCTATAAACCCTGCGGACGAAAAAAAGCCAGTAGCAAGAAATACCCTAAATGTGTGCCTGCAGCAAAAGCTGCTCGCATGACTCCAGCCCAACGTAAGTCTGCTATTCGTCGCAAGAGAGCAGCAGGAAATCCTGGAGGAAAGCCGAGAAATGTTTCTACATTTCCTCGTAAGAGACAAAGACGTGGCAGCACGAAAAAGAAGCGTTAAGAAAAAAGACTCACGATTAAAGCGTGCCGGAGTATCTGGCTATAATAAACCAAAGCGTACTCCAGGCCATCCAAAAAAGTCACACATTGTTGTAGCAAAGGTTGGCAATAAAGTAAAGACCATTCGATTTGGGCAGCAAGGCGCAAAAACGGCTGGAAAGCCAAAATCAGGCGAATCAGCTGCAATGAAAAAGAAGAGAGCATCATTTAAAGCACGACACGCAAAGAATATTGCAAAAGGAAAAATGAGTGCAGCTTACTGGGCTGACAAGGTAAAATGGTAATGTTTGAAAAAGAGCTCACAGAATTAAACTCTTCCTGGAAGTACAAGTATGATACTGAACAGTATGATATTCGAGACAATTGGAAGATTATGAAAGAGCATCCATACGTTGGAGATTGTGAAGATTACGCACTTACTCTTTTGTATTTAATCAGTGGAAAGTCTCTATGGAAATTCTGGTGGAATTTAATTACTTTTAAGGCTCAGCTTCGTCGTGTAATTACAATAAACGGAGAAGGACACGTTGTTCTTCGTTACGGTAAAATGTATGCTGACAACTGGACACTTACTTTCGTTCCTTGGGCAGAGATGGAAAAGCTCGGACATGAGAAAAACTTTTGGTTTTATCTTCCCCAGGACGTGGCATTAAAATTACTGGTTGCAAAAGTATGGAAACTGATCAGAAAACTGAAGAAGTAAGATTAAGCCTTGACCGCTTTCTTGCACTTACAGCACAAATAGAAGAATTAAAGGATAAATTGGATAGCAAAGTAGTAAGCGATCCAAAAATAAATCCATTTATAAAAAGTGTTCATTTAGCAGAAGCACTCGATGCGTGGAGAATCTTTCCGCGCGTTTTTATAGGTACATACCTTTATCTGCTATATAAATCTTTTGACTGGTTTATAGCATTACCAGATCCAACAACTCAGCAGGCAAGTTTAATCTCCGTAGTAATCGGAGCGGGTGCTGCATGGTTTGGGCTATATACTGGAACAAAGGGCGACGGAAAAAAATAAGAGGCCACTATGGCAATACAAATAAGTCGTAGAGACATTATCTCTGACGAGATTTTAGATTTACAATCTGAGACAAGATTTCTTAAATTACCAGTAGATCCCTATTTGGAACTACTCGGCGTACAGCCTTTGCCATCGCAGAGAGCGATTATAAATGCAATTAACAATCCGAAATATCGTTTTGTTTGTGCAGCAGTATCTCGAAGACAAGGAAAGACATACATAGCAAATATAATTGGTCAACTTGTCTCGCTTGTCCCTGGCTCCAACATACTAATAATGTCACCAAACTACTCCTTGTCTCAGATTTCTTTTGACTTACAACGTCAGTTGATTAAACACTTTGAGTTGGAAGTCAAAAGGGATAATGCAAAAGATAAAGTAATTGAGTTGGACAACGGTTCAACTATACGAATGGGTTCAGTAAACCAGGTCGATTCCTGCGTAGGCAGAAGTTACGACCTCATTATTTTCGACGAAGCAGCGTTAGCAGACGGCAGAGATGCATTTAATGTCGCACTTCGTCCTACTCTTGATAAAGAAAACTCAAAAGCCATCTTTATCTCGACACCTCGTGGCAGGAATAACTGGTTTGCTGAGTTCTTCGATCGAGGGTTTAATGATGAATTTCCGGAATGGTGCTCTATTCGAGCTACTTATAAAGATAATCCTCGCATGTCTGAAAGCGATATTGCGGAAGCTCGAAAAAGTATGTCCGAGGCTGAATTTAAACAGGAATATGAAGCAGACTTCAACACCTTTGAAGGACAGATCTGGAATTTCGATCACGAAACTTGTCTGGTTAATTGTGAGGGCCTTGAGACGAGGAGATTCGACGTATTCGCAGGACTCGACGTGGGCTACAGAGACCCGACAGCGTTCTGCGTCATTGGATACGACTGGGACGAAGAAAAATACTACGTCCTCGACGAATACCTAGACGCAGAAAAGACAACAGAGCAGCACGCAATGGAAATTCGTAGACTCATGGAAAAATGGGATATTGATTATATTTACATTGACGCCGCTGCTCAACAGACTCGATTCGACTTTGCACAGAACTACGATATTTCTACAATCAATGCAAAGAAATCAGTTCTCGACGGCATCGCTCATGTGGCTGCAATTGTTGACAACAATAATCTTCTTGTAGATCAGCGTTGTTTAGAGACTTTGGCCTGCTTAGATCAGTATCAATGGGATCCAAACCCCAACCTTGCAAGAGAAAAGCCAAAACATAATCGCGCATCCCACATGGCAGATGCGCTTCGATATGCATTATATTCGTTTGAGATAAGTCAGAGTTCGTTCTGAAGATACCAGCCGAAAAATAATGTTTGACAATTTACCTAGTAACCGATATAATTCTGGTAATGAAAAATGAAAGAGTTAAAACGCGACAAAATTAAATACATTCGGGACCGAGCAAAGTCAAAGTACGAAAAAGGTTCTGAGTGTCACATTTGCGGAGAAACTACTCAGCTAGACTTTCACCACTTTTATACATTAACTCCTTTGTTGGACAAGTGGTTGAAAGAAAAACAGAAAATTCGTCCGGACCACTATACTGATGAGTATATTACAATATGGCGAGATGAATTTATTGAAGAAAACTGGGCTGAGCTTTACGAACATACAGTAACTTTATGTCACGAACATCACTTAAAGTTGCACTCCCTTTACGGAAGAAACCCTAGCTTAGGTACTGCAAAAAAGCAGATGAAGTGGGTTGAGATTCAACGAGAAAAACATGGCATGGTATAACAAAATCTTTGGCGGAAACAAAGAAGACTACGAAGAAAAGTTGAATCCAGCTCAGCCCTACTATGATCATAAAGTAGAGCCTTCTCGTGAGCCTACATTCAACTATGAGCGCGCATACGAAGAGATTGAAATCGTAAACCGTGCTGTAAATATGATTGTAGACGATGCAGCAGAAATACCTACTCGTGTGGGAGATCCTCACAAAGGTCTAAGTGTAGCAAAGAATATTAAAAGAAGTCGAGTTGATCTTCTTTTAAACAAAGAACCAAATCCATTTCAGGATGTTAATACTTTTCGTCGTAACGTAATTATTGATATGATCCTAGATGGAAACATCTTTTTATACTTTGATGGAGTTCACCTCTATCATCTACCTGCAGCGGATATGGTTATTCATGCAAGTGATACAACATATGTAGAAAAGTATAGTTATAAAGAGCGTATCAACTATAAGCCAAGCGAAATTATTCATGTAAAAGAGAACTCTTTTTACTCAATCTATCGCGGGGTTCCTCGATTAAGTCCAGCTCTACGCACCATTCAATTAATGATGCGCATGAGAAACTTTCAAGATAACTTCTTTAAAAACGGAGCTGTTCCAGGTCTAGTACTCAAATCACCAAATACTCTCTCAGAGAAAATTAAAGAGCGTATGCTACTTTCATGGCAAGCTCGATATAAGCCAGATGCAGGCGGTCGACGACCTCTGATTCTTGATGGCGGTATTGAGATTGATAAAGTATCAAACGTAAATTTTCGAGAACTAGATTTTCAGAACGCAATCGCAGAAAATGAAAAGATTATACTCAAAGCACTTGGAATGCCGCCAATTCTTTTAGATTCAGGAAATAATGCAAACTTACGTCCAAACCTAAGATTGTACTACCTGGAAACAGTTCTTCCGATTGTTCGCAAACTAAACTTTGCACTTGAAAGATATTTTGGATTCGAGCTTACAGAAGATGTAACAAATATTCCGGCTCTTCAGCCCGAGCTACGAGATCAAGCAGCTTATTATTCTTCACTTGTAAATACTGGTATTATTTCTCCAAATGAAGCACGAAAAAACTTAGGCATGGAGCCAGTTGAAGGATATGATGATTTACGTGTTCCAGCAAATATTGCAGGTAGTGCAGTAGATGCTAGCCAAGGTGGAAGACCCACAGAAGGAGACAATTAATGTCAGTAAGACAACGACGAGAAATTCTCAATAGACTTTGTAAAGACTTTGAGGACTATAATTTACCTGCAGCAATTACATATAGCGGGTACATGGCTCTAGTTGCTGATCCGGTTTTACCGAGAGCAGTTAGAAAAACCTACGGAAACTGGTCAAGAGCAGTAAAGGCCGTTCAGCTTGCAAAGCCTGAAATCTTTGCACCTAAAAAGCCAGAACCTGTTCCAGCACCAGAGCCTGTAGTGGCCGAGCCTAAGGTTGTAAAGCCTGTGGCTAAGCCCGCAGTTAAAAAGCCTGCGGTTACTCAAGGTAAGTAATATGGAAAAGATTTTTAATCTTACCTCTACCTTTAAAGCCCTCGAAGAAGATGACGGAGGCGTTCACATCTGTGGAATGGCAAGTACCGCCGATCAAGATCGTGCAAACGATGTCATCAAGGCAGAGGCCTGGACAAAAGGTGGACTATCAAACTTTGAGAAGAATCCTATCATTCTTTTCAATCATAATTATGACAAGCCTATTGGCAGAGCAACCGGGTTAAAGGTAACTGAAAACGGATTGGAGCTTAAAGCAAAAATCTCAAAATCAGCACCAGACCATGTTGCACAACTAGTCAAAGAAGGTATCCTTGGAGCATTTTCTGTTGGTTTCCGAGTCAAGGATGCTGATTACATTGCGGAAACTGACGGATTAATGATTAAGGACGCTGAGTTGTTTGAGGTATCAGTTGTTTCTGTGCCCTGCAATCAAGCAGCAACTTTCTCGCTATCGAAATCTTTTGACTCTATGGCAGAGTACGAAGAATTCAAAAAAACTTTTAAATCAACCAATCGTGTGGATCTAGCCGGTCAGTCTCTGGCTAATGACGATGTTAATGCATCAAGCGTAGCTAGTGACACACCGGATGAGGTAGAAAAATCTACCACAGAACAGGAGACAAAAATGTCTGAAGTTAATACCCAAATCGACTTGGAAGCATTCGCTAAGAAAGTAGCTGAAGAAACTGCTGCTAAAATTGCAATGAAGCAAGCCGAAGAAAAAGCCGCTGCGGCTAAAGCAGCACAAGAAGCAGAAGAAAAAGCAGCCACTGAAGCTGCTCAGAAAGCTGCTCAAGAACAAGAAGTTAAGTCTGCTATCCAGGTAGGCGTTGAGTCAGGTGCAGAGCGTCTTTTGAAAGATGTTGAAGCAAAACTGGCTGAGAAAGATGCAAAGATTGATGAAGTTATCAAAACTTTTGCAGCTCAACTCGAAGAGAAAAACGAAGAGATCACGAAGATTCGTGAGTCAAAGCGTGTTTTCGGTGATCGTGAAGCTAAGTCAGCTGACATTACTAAGTGGGGCAAAGAGTTTATGAATGCTCATATGCTCGGTGTTATCACTGGTAAAGGCTTTGACACAAACTACGGTCGTGCAGTATTTGAGAAAGCTGGTATGGCTTATGACTCAACTGATCCAAACATTGCGACTGAAGTTTCTCGTCAGATCGAGAAAGAAATCACTTTGAACTTGCGTACTGCGCAGTTGTTCCGTGAAGTTCAGATCAATTCTCAGTCACAAGTATTGCCAATTCAGGGTGACACCAATCTTGCTACTTGGCAGACTGGCCCCGCTACTTCTGGTAACTTGGAAAACCGTACGCAAGTTGCTGCGAACACTTACCAGGCCAAGCAAGTTGTGCTTCAGGCTTATCGTCTGATTTCACAGACTTTCATGGACAATCATGTTGATGAAGAAGTACTTGTTAACTTGATGCCTATGCTGATCGATTCAGTTGCTCGTGCTCACGCTCGTGCCGTTGATTCAGCTATCCTCAATGGTAATGGTACTTTCTCTGGTATCGAAGGTTTTGCTACTGCTTCTAGCGGCGGCGCTCT